GAATGGCTGGTGGATTGGGATAATCCCGAGGATCAGCACAGCCACGTCTCGCACCTGTATGGACTGTATCCAAGCAGCCAGATCAACCGGCGCGACACCCCGAAGCTGTTTGACGCAGCGCGGACATCACTGATCCAACGGGGGGACGCTGGGGGATGGCCTGGCGCATGGCGGATCTCCTTGTGGGCTCGCGCAGGCAATGGTGATCGCGCCCATAATGTGCTCACCCATCATGTTATGCCAAGACTCGCAACGAACCTCTTCAATAAGGGGCGGGTTTTTCAGATCGACGCGAATTTCGGCGCAACGGCTGGTATCGCCGAGATGCTCTTGCACAGCCACGGCGGTGAAGTTCACCTGTTACCTGCCTTACCCAAAGCCTGGCCAACGGGTTCGGTACAAGGTCTACGCGCACGGGGCGGCTTTGAGGTAGACATCCACTGGAAGGATGGCCAGTTGACCCACGCAGCGATTCGTTCACTGAATGGAAACCCGCTAAAGGTTCGTTACGGAACAGAAACTCGCAAGACGCATCTCGCTAAAGGCGATAGCTTCACCTGGAATCGGCGATCGGAGGTACTACAACAATGACACGGTTGAAAAGGGGATCCCATCGAATGGCATGGGTGCCGGGGCGTCGCGCACGCGAGCATGGGTGACTACGAAGCGGCCATCACAGACTGCGCCAAAGCCATCGACCTGGAGCCGAACTTAGCCGGGGCCAGTTCACAGCGTTTCAGGCTCGCATGAGGCGAGGCGGAAGACAGGCAAGTAGCAGACGCAAGGCGCTGATGCGCTGCGCCCTCACGCCTGAGCATCGCGGCGCGACCGTCGCCCTCACGCGAACGCCAGGCCAGCCTGCTGGCCCGGAAGGAGCACCGAGGAATGCAGACTCAGTGGAATGGGGGCGCCCTCAATGAAAACCCGGAAGGCACCATTTGTCTCTGCCATCACCGTTGTCCTCATAACACAAACGGCTGGCGCGCTTGATCTTGCCGTTCCCGTCGGCGGAGATATCCAGAAGGCCGTCGATGCAGTGTCCTCGGCCGGCGGCGGGTCGGTCACTCTGGCCGCGGGTGTCCATCAGATAGACCGTCCGATACGCATAAGGAGCCATATCACACTGAGCGGCAAAGGAAGCGCTCTTACGACGATCAAGACAAGCAAGGCCATCAAATTGGTTGAACAAGCTTCCGAAGGCTTGAGGAAAGTCACTATCCGGGACCTCAGTATTGCGGGCGTGCCTGTTCATGGGTCCCACGCCATTCTCATCGTGTCTTACAAAAGAGAGCACAGGAACATCACGCTCCTGAATGTGCATGCATCACAGACGGGATGGGGAGTCCATATCAAGGGGGCCGATGGCGTCAGGATCGAGAATTGCGAATTCGCCAGGAACGGCGCCAAAGGCAAGGAAGGGTATGCGCACAACCTCTACCTGAGAAGATGCAAGAACGCCTTGGTCAGCAACACCAAGCTGAACGGCTCAACATCCGGAAACGGGTGCAACATCTCATACAGCCAGAACATAACGATCGACAGCTGCGAGGTCCTCGACAACTACTTCCGGGGGGTCCGAGCCGCAGACTCGGACGGGTATACCGTGAGGAACTCGAGAATCGGCAGAAACGGCAGGGTCGGGCTGCTTGCCAACAGGGAGAAGGCCCCCACCAAGAACATCCGCTTCGAGAACAACATCGTGTTTGAAAATGGCGCGGAGGGGATCCAGGCCAAGAGGGGTGTAACCGGCAGTGTGACCGGGTGCAGGTCCTTCAACAACAAGGGCGCCGACTTCGACCTCAACAGCAGCATAAGGCAGAAGGGCAATAGCACGGCGGCCGTGCCGGTGAAGCCCCGAAAGGCGCCGGACGCCGACCGACCTGCGACACAAGGGCCCAAATAGCGTTCCACCTCTCCCTCACGCGCTCAGCCCCCTCGCCCGCCCTTGCCTCGGGGGAGGGGCCCTTGCCTCGGGGGAGGGGTGGGGGTAGAGTGCGCGAGGAGCCACGGCCCGCCTCCGCCCGGCCGTGTGAAAGACCGTAGGCGTTCGGGAGGCGAGTCAGAGGGCCACCTGTGACCATCGTCGCGTCCCGACCCTCCCTCACACTGCGCCTTCTCCCTGGCCCAAATCCCGCCCAAAGTCTACATGCGTAACCATTTCGCCCCACCACCCGAAAACCTCTTCCTACCGGCGCGTGCGCATCGTATGATCGGATAGACAACCAGACCAGGCGACGATCCGGAGGCTGATCCCCGCCGGGTTGCCACCGAAAGAATCAAGGCCGTATGGGGCCATACACCCATGCGGCCTTTTCTTTTCGGTTCGCCCGGCTTGGTTGTCGGACGGGAGGCGAGAAGTGGCCGACGACCTGGAACAGACGATCCGCGAGAACGCCCAGGGCCCGGCCGAGGCCCGCGGCGACTCGGTCTCGATGCGGCAGCACGACCTGAAGGACCAGGTCGAGGCCGACCGGTACCTCGCCTCCAAGGAGGCCATGCGGCAGGGCCGGGGCTTTCGCCTGACGAAGCTCGTGCCGCCGGGAGCGTAGGCTTGTTCAACTGGATCAAGAGAATCCGCTCTTCATCGAAGCCTGCTCGCGTCAGCGACCGGCAAGGCCTCCTCTTTCGTTTTCTGCGCGGCCGGTACGATGCGGCCACCACCACCGACGAGAACCGCCGGCACTGGGCCAGCGCCGACGGCCTCTCGGCCGACGTCGCCAACAGCCCGCAGATTCGACGGATGCTGCGGAACCGTTCCCGCTACGAGGTCGCGAACAACTCTTACGCTCGCGGCATCGTGCTGACGCTCGCGAACGACCTGGTCGGCACCGGGCCGCGCCTCCAGATGCTGACCGACGACCCGGAAGCCAACCGCCGGATCGAACGCGAGTTCGCCGAGTGGTCGAGGGCCGTGGGCCTCGCCGAGAGACTCCGCACCATGCGGATGGCCCGGGCCGAGGACGGCGAGGCGTTCGCCATGCTCGTCTCGAACGACGCGCTCTCCTCCTCCGTGAAACTCGACCTGCGCCTCATCGAGGCGGACCAGGTCGCCACGCCCGACCTGAAGCCCGACGCGAAGGGCGCCGTGGACGGCATCGTGTTCGACCGGTTCGGCAATCCCCGTGAGTACCACGTCCTCAAGGCCCATCCGGGGAGCAAGCAGGCCGCGCTCGGGATGAAGTACGACCGGGTCCCCGTCGAATCGATGATTCACTGGTTCCGCGCCGACCGGCCGGGCCAGTCGCGTGGCATCCCGGACATCATGCCGGCACTGCCTCTGTTTGCCCAACTGCGCCGGTTCACCCTGGCCGTCATCGCGTCCGCCGAGACCGCCGCCGAGTTCGCCGGCGTCCTCTACACCGACGCGCCGCCGAACGGCGAGGCCGACCCCATCGAGCCGATGGACGCCATCGAACTCGAACAGCGGATGCTCATGACGATGCCGGGCGGATGGAAGATGGCCCAGGTCCACGCCGAGCAGCCGGCGACGACCTACGCGGAGTTCAAGAACCAGATCCTGAACGAGATCGCCCGCTGCCTGAACATGCCGTTCAACGTCGCGGCCGGGAACTCGTCGGGTTACAACTACGCCTCGGGCCGCCTCGACCACCAGACGTATTTCAAGTCCATCCGCGTGGAACAGGCCCATCTCGGTGCGGTCGCCCTGGACCGCATCTTCGGCGCGTGGATGCAGGAAGCGACCCGCGTGTTGAGTCTCCCGCTGCTCCTCTTGCGCAAGCGCGGCGCCTATCCGCACCAGTGGTTCTGGGACGGGTACGAGCACGTGGACCCCGCGAAGGAAGCCAGGGCCCAGACGACCCGCCTGGCGAACCACACGACCACGCTGGCGATTGAGTACGCGAGGGCGGGCCTGGATTGGGAAGAGCAACTCCGGCAGCGGGCCAAGGAGAAGGAACTGATGCGGGAACTGGGCCTGACGGAAGCCGAGGCCCCGCCGCAGCCGGATGAGGACGACGAGGACGAGGAATCCTCCGCAAAAGAGAAGGCGGCCTGACGATGCCACTGCCCAAACCGAAACCGAAGGAATCCCAGGAACAGTTCATCGACCGCTGCATGGGCGACGCGGTGATGGTGCGGGAGTTCGACGACACGGGCCGGCGGCGCGCGGTGTGCCAGGCCCAGTGGGCCAACAGGAAGAAGGAGGCGAAGGCCGCCTCTGTGCCGACCGAGTTTTGGATCTGTGGCGAGGCGAGAGGGTTGAACATCGAGGCCGCCTGCGACGAGGGTGACGGGAAGACGTTGCGGCGGTTCACGATGACCGCCTACACCGGCGGCGAGATGGTCCTGGCGGGGTGGCCCTACCCGGTCGTCGTGGATCTCGCGGGCCTGAAGGTCCCGAAACAGTCGCGGCCGATTCTCAAGGACCACAACCGCAGCCTGATCGTGGGGCACACCGACCGGATCACCAAGACCGAGACCACGCTCGAGGTCACGGGCGTGATCAGCGGCGCCGGCCGCGTGGCCCAGGAGGTGGTCCAGTCGAGCGAGAACGGCTTTCCGTGGCAGGCGTCGGTCGGCGCCCGGGCCGAGAAGGTCGTGTTCGTGCCGGAGGGTAAGACGGCCCGTGCAAACGGCCGCGAGTTCGCCGGGCCGATTTACATCGCCCGGCGCGCGACGC